CTCTGGCTTTGCAGCTTTATAACGAGAAAAGTCCTCCCGGGTGAGGGAGGACGCTGGTGTGTCTGGGTTCTCGAATCGAGCTACCAGCATGTCGTCAGTCTCAGGGAACTTTTCGCTCAGAGCTGACTGGATAGTGGAATCACTGGTGTCATCTGGGAATTCAACAACAGTGTTATAGCCCTCGACGAATACTTCTTTCATTGAATTGTCTTGGTAGACGGATTGAATGACATGCGGCTTGTGGTTGGGCTGGATTGTCCTGCCATACCCATAATGTTCACGTTTGGGAACATTGACTGAATAGGGCCTACTTTTGATGCAACTGCTTGCTCTCTCAGTGACTGCTTCAGCTTAACGGTTTCTTCGCTGTCTCCGGGTTGAGGGAAGTATTTCTTGAAGTCATTCTCATACTCTTTCTCACCGATAGCAGCACCAGATTCCTGCCTGAGATTTGCAGTGATCCAGTCTAGAGCAAGTGCCTCATACTGTCGCCTATCTTGACTCTTCATCAAATTAGGCATTGCTGCGGCAAGGCCCTGAAAGGTTCCTGCAGGATTGAAGTCCTCAAGCACAGACGCCAACTCTCTATCAGCGTTATTCATCCTGTCAGCAAATCCTATGGTCTTCCTAGACTCTGCATCCAGTTTTGGAGGCTCTGCCGTTTTGCCCATTAAGGCAGTGTATATGGTTTCTGCGGCCAGAGGGTTGTCAGCCATAACCTGCCTGATTATTTCAGTTCTCCTCTGATCCATTTCCTGAGTTGTCTCAGGTCTTGTTCCTCCCTTTGCTGCTTGAGCCTTAAGAATATCTAGGTCTTTGGCAGCCTGCCTGACCTCTTCGGATATCTCAAGTGCTGGCTCTGGCCCCATAGGCTGTGCTGGAGCTGGTGGTTGAGCCATCGCTGGCCTTTCAGCAATAGGTTGGGGTGCAGCAAAAGATCCAGCCCTCCTCATTGCCTGCATCTCTTCTCGTGCAGAAACATCAGCACCTCTTTCAGCGAGTTTTGCAGGAGCAGGGCTCGGTGCTTGAGGTGACCTAGGCAGAAGCCCAGCACCTAGTCCACCTGAGAGTCTTTCAAATGAGGGAGCGTTATATTCACTGGCAAACCAATCAGGTAACTGAGGAGATGAACGTGACCAATCACCTAGCTTATCTGCAAAACCGGGTTCACCATAAAACTTACTCAAGTCAGCCGGGGCAGGTTCTTGGCTTGCCGCAGGAACCTCGCTTGACCTAGGAAACGTAAATTCAGGCCTGAACCCTGCTCGTTCTGCTTCTTGAAGTCTTCTTTCTGCAGCACCGATCTGTGGCCCAAAGTCTATTGGGACTTGCTCAGGTATTTGGGTTTGCAACAATGCCTGAAACACGTTGCCTCGTTGCCTTGTTTGCTCAGTCTGTTGCTGGACTGCTTCTCGTCTAGCCCGAGCCTCCTCGAGCCTTTCCTGTTGCAGTTGCTGCTCACCGAACTCAAGAACCCTCCGGCGAAGGCCCCTGAGCCCTGAAAGGTCAGAGACTGCTACCTGCTCAAGGAACTCGTCACGCTCTTCTTTGGGCATGAATTTGGCCAGACCGGGGAGGCTGGATCTCAGCTCTTTTGCTTCCTCCTTGTTCTGTTGGAACTTCTTGATGCCTTCCCCTATTCCAGCACCTAGCCCTGCAAGCCCTGCACCGAGAAACTCACCCACACGAGATCTCTCGGTAGGCTGAACGATCCCCTGTCCTGTGTATGTCTGTTGTGAAAATGGCATAGTGTTATGCGAGCAGTTTCTTGATGCGTGAGTCCATCCACTTCCTGATGGATGGCTTCAACCATTCATTCTTAGATAGCCAGCCAGCAAATCGCTGACCGTATTTGATGTATGCCTTCCTGAACCATCCCGGCGATTCGTTCATCATCCAATGCCTGAACAGCAGCCACATAGGGTTGTCTGCACCGTAGACTTCACGAGCTACCCAGCATGTCATGAATTTTGACCCACTCAACATACTGCCCAGACCCTGCATAGCTCCACTTGCCACTGCAGCACGTGCATTGGCCGAGGCAATGTTTGCATTGAGCTGAGCATTATAATTACCAGCAGCAAGGCTGCCTGCGTAGGCTGACTCTGGATTGAACACCTGCTGCGGAGCCATACCCTGACCCTGCATAGCCACTCCCTGACCAGCTTGTATGCCCACACCGGGCCTGCCCAGAATGGCCATAAACGGATCAGCGGCAGTGGCAGCGTTCAGGCCTACCATCTGCTGTGCAAATCCTTGACGCCTGCGCTGTAGCTGTTCAGCCTGCAGCCCCTTCACCAGAGCCTCCTGACCTATGTCAGCCATACCAAAGCCCATACCACGGGCAGCCTGAGCCCCACGGACCTGCTGCTCGAGTTCTCGAGACAGTGATGGTGGTAATGCTGCGCCTGCGGCCAGTTCAGCCTGCGCCTGCCTGTTCAGCTCTGCCATCAGTGCAGCCTGCTCAGGATTGGCCTGTCTGAAGGCCTCAGTGGCTCTCTGACCGAGTCTCTCGACTGCAGCGATGTCTCCCTCCCGGGACACGTCAAGGCCAGCCACATCAGCTCTGGCGAGCCCGGGCATGATGTCTCGCTCATAGAGTTCCAGCAGACCGGGTTGACCATCTGTGCCTCTCATCAGGTCTCTCAATACCTGCAAGTTGAGGCGAGCCTCTGCTGGCCTGCCGTATTCCTGACTGGCTTCAGCAGCAAACAGCTCTGGAGCCAGATCAATCTGTGCCTGTAGTGTGTCCCGTGTCTCTTGGGCGTAGTCCCTAGGAGGAGGGGCATCTGCGCTATACATTCCCATAATTGTCTGTCTGGTATTCTCGGTGTAGCTGTGTGAACTCTCTCATCGCATTCCAGCCGCCACACAGGTATACGACTGCAAATATCACCTCGTGATAAAATGATTTCAGGACATCAGAGTGGACTCTCTTGACCTCCATTTCTGACTTCTCCCACTTGTTGGCATCTAGCCACGCATTGCAGCTCATGATCAGGAGCGGCATCAGGAAGCTGCTGTGCGCTTGATAGAATGAGTTAGTGCTCAGGGCCATCATCCAGTTGAGTTCAGCCTGAATCATCTCCTCATCACTCATGACCTTGTTGTCGTCGATCATGTCATCCAGATCGTGAGCCCGTCTTGCAAATAGCTCCACAAACTGCCACGCCTTCTCATTGTTATGAGTAAGGCGCATGAAGTCTGGTTTTATGGAGGTGTCGAAGTGCATTACTTCCAAGCGTAGAGCTTGAACTTCAGGCCGCTAATCACGCCACTGTTAATACCGTTTACAAATTCGGTAATCCTATTCGTTGAATTGTTCCCCAGCCAAACTTTGCTTGGCGCCTGCCCCACATCGCCCAACTGCACATTGAGCCTAACCTGAGAAGTGGTAGACACGGTTTGGACCAGATGGAACTCACTGCCTCCAAAGCTTCCTAGTAGGTTAGATGTGTCGATTTCTTGGCCAGCAACAAGGCCTAGCTCGCTAATATCGCTTGTGGCAACAAACACTGATCGAACGAGCTTAGGGACGCTACCTAGACCGTGATTGAAAACTACCTGTCTTCCTGCTGCTGTTGTTGCAAAAATGTAGTCACCAGCAGTTCCTGAAGACAGACCTGAGAAGTAGTAGCCCGGTTCACTGGTTAGTGGGCCTGCGTTGGTTCCAGAGGAAGAATACCCTTGAGTAAAGACCCTGATTCTGAATGTGAATTTTGAACCGGAAGCTCCTATTGCAACGTAATCAGGTGATGTGCTGTTGTCTTTCCTTTTTACGTAGAATCTACTGAGGTCAGTTTTGACATACTGCGTCATCTGCAAGATGACATTTGTATCGTTAAAAGTGACGCCAGTTGTTGGGAACTCCTGAGTCTCATTCTGCCTGTCACAGTGGGTGCTGCTTAGGAGTATTTCGTCGCCAACAGCATATCCGGTGTTGGTTGAATCGTCTAAAGTGCATCGAACAGTCACAACTACATGCTCTGGCGTTGTTCCCAGACCGTGCGGTTGAGTCACTAAGAACGGACTAGAGGTAACAATTGTAGCTAGATCGCTTGTGTCAAAAACAGACGCAACAGATACTGTTGGCTTATTTATCCACTCAATGTTGCCAGAACTATCAGTGGTCAGATATTTGTCATTGCCGTTTGTGGTAATGTCAGTATAAGGCACTGAACCTAAGCCAGCCTGTGATGCCCATTCAGGAGCTGCAGATGAGCCTTTTGTTCTGAGGAACTGTCCATCAGATCCCGGGGCTAGTTTTACGAGGTCACCATCAGCATTGTAATACAGAATCTGACCCTGAGTGCCTGCCTCGAGCTTCGTAAGATTAAGGTTGTGGTCATCAATTTTGCTGTTGATGTTGATTCCCTGCTCGAGCTTGCCTGCAGTTACAGCACCCTCAGAGAGCTGTGCAGATGACAGTTCACCAGTAAACGTGACAGAAGGTGTCCCAAGCAAGTTGAGCTTGGGGTAGGTGACTTTTTCTCCGTCAGAGAAGTTGTATCCTGTAGCTACAATAAGTGAGAGTGGCATGATCTTATGTGGTTATGATTCTGTGGCCTGAGGCAGACATGTAGAATTTCAATGGTGTATAATTAACCGTGGCAACTGATGTCACAGACTGTTTCACGGCAACATATATGTAATCGTCTGTGTCCAGCTCGACATGTCCTATCAGTGAAATGTTTTTGTTGTTTCCAGACGTTGGGTGGTGGTGGACTTGCTCGGTCTGAGAGATCTGAGAGCTGGTAGTTGCTGAACTGTCGTATTTGAACAGGCTCGCCGCTACAGTGACATTTGAACCATTAGTTGAGCCAGACAGTGATACTTGCACCTCTGCATCGATTGGAATGTCACCAGTATATTTTAACTGGCCGTTAGCTGGCATTGTGAACTCAGTCATGTTTGAGTGAGTTGCCGTTGTCAGGGACAGGGCTGTATATGCTCCTCCACTGTTAATTGGAACAGAGCCTGTTACTGCTGATGCGTAAATAGCTCCGAAAGGATTAACATCGTGCTCGGTAACGTGCTGTGGATACCACTTGCCAGCAGTATTGCTGACAATGGTGAGTGTCTCACCTTCACTTATCCTCACATCCCCTAAGCCAGCAGGCCCCCAGTCAGGGCTTGTGATAGTGATGAAGCTGGAGGTAGCGTTAATGATGTTCTTAACAGTTATATACCCAGTCTCTGGTGTGGACAGAGTGAAAGGAGACCCTGCACCACTGCTGATGATGTTATACAGCTTCGTGTCACTGACGGTATTGCTACTGGTATCATTGTAGGTCTGGCGGAACGTGTGAGGAGCATTGAGGGATATCTCAGGATCGCCAGTGCCGTTGCCGTTGGCCACGGTGAGCCCAGTAGCACCAGTGATTGTCCTGACATTGGCAGCTCCACTGCCGTCCAATGCAACTATCCCAGCAGTTCCACTGAGTTCATCAATGGACCGAATGTTGCCCTCGGCATAGTTGAGCTGCTGCAATGCTGTAATGAACTCGGCTCGAGTTACTGTGTCAGATGGGATTGGTCCATTAACCGCATCGACTACGAAGTTTTCTGTGCTATCTGGCATATTACCAAAGTCCTGAGTGTTGTCCTTCTCGTTTCTGTCCTGTTGTCGATCCAGAGGTCACACTATGCAGTCTGATCCTGCCATCGATGCCCTCTATCTTGACCTGAAAGTAAGCTCCCCTTCTATCTACCCTCATCTTGTGGGTCCAGTATTGATACAGGTCCAACTGAGTTCCAGTGGAGCCCAGAACAGTGCCGGGGATAGCACTGTCAGTATCAAGGATGACAGAGTAATCCTCTCTGCCGGGAGTCTCGTGGGTGTCATCCAGATTCTGAATGTCCCAGTCCTCCATCCCAAAGGTCATGTATTTAGTGCGGTTAGGGAACGTGAAGCTGGCATTGTCTACAATGACTGACTCCTCCTTCACACCATCCACAATGCCAGTCACCTTGTATTCTGGGTCCCACGTTGAGACGTAGATTTGGGCCTGCTGAAACCTCCTGCGGTTTCCTGCTTCAAACCCGTAGCCACGAGTCTTAATCATGAAGCTGATGGGCCTGTCCTCTACCTCGATGGTGTCAGAGCAAATGACCTGCAGGTATGGATCAACATTCCCAAACTGATCCCTGATGCTGACCAGAATGGGTGATGTGCTCTCGAAACGCACACCACATCCGTTGTCGCTTTCTGTGGTCTCTCCAGAGAGCCAGCCGTCTTCCGTAAACCCTGTGAACAGGTTCGCCCCAGCTATCTCGCAGTGATCTGCGTTGTTCTCTGAGCCAACTCCCCACAGCCATCCATCTTCTGGGTCATTTACATTCCCCTCAGTAGACTCGATGATAGGAAGACTCCCATCAGTTAGCTCTGAGTCAGCGTCATCAATGATCTCTCGGCTTCTGGTCGCAGTGATTACTGTCCCGTTATTGACCTGAACAGTAGTGCCTTCACTTACGTGACCCTTAACCATCAGGTCGCAGGTGTAGGTTCCTTGGACAATGGGACGGCCCTCTAGGTCAGAGTATTCGTAGAGCCCGATTGTGCCATCGTAGTCCACGTAGTAGAGATGCTCAGAGCCTTGGAAGTCTGCCACAAAAAGATACTTGATCTTGATGGCCTCTCCAGTGTCGTAGCCTGACCAAGCTCCGTTAATGAAATCATATACGAGCACAGCACTGTTCTGCTGCCCTCCATCAATCGGGACGCTCAGGTAATACCTGTTCCTCCAGTAAGCCGCTGAAGCCGTCTCCTTGGCCACATTGAAGTCGATCCTGTCGATCAGTGGTTGGATCGGTGTGCTTGCTGGTTCTGAGATCCCCTGAAGCTTGTTCTGTTCCGTTAGCCTCAGTGATACCACGCCTCTCTGGCTCAAGAACCATAGGTCGTTGCCTGCGCTGGCGACAGACCTTGTTCCCACGAGACCGTATTCTGTGGTCACCTGATCTAGCACAGCGTTGTTTCCCCAGTCTCCCACGAGATTGCTGACTGTGTAGATGCTTGTGTCCTTGAATACTACTACGGTCTGATCGTTCCACTTGTAGAGTCTGCGAATGTTGTCGCTATCGCCCTGATTGATCTTGAAGTTGTTGTAGACCGCATCGTAGTTGGTGTAGCTCAGTATGTCGCTGACGGCCACGTGATCTGACTTGTAGCCTCCAGACGGCTTGTGGGGGACAAGGATACGGTTCTGGAAGAACAGGGTCGTATCAGAGTTGGGGATCGGATTGGTCCCGTTGTCGGAAGCAGGAGCCTCAATGAAGCCTTCAGCAAGTGAAGACATGACAAGCTGACTCTCGTTAGGGCCTCGAGAGAGTATCACCTTGTCGAAGGCCTGAGTGAACCAGTATTTGCTGACCGTGTTATTGCTGGTGAATCTGGTAGAAGGAACGGTCAGACCAACGCTGCAGGGTATGGGCTCAATACTGTTGCCGTATCGAGCCCTGTAGAGGTTCATAGTGACCCCATCGAGGCTGGCAGCAATCAAGATCCAGTCAGCTCCATTAGGGTCATTCCACACACCCACTCCATAGACCTGACCTAGGGCAGTTGTGATCTGCCTCTTCCAGTTAATATCACCGTTGTTCCACTCGATAGGCCACGTAAAGCCGTATCGATTGAACCACGTAAGAGGCATTACGCCCTTTCGGGGCTCTGCTACGCCAAACCTGAACCTAGCATTGACTGCTTCAGAGACCATACCGGGAGCCAGCATGTGAGGCTGCTGCCTCATGTCTACACCCACAAATCCATTGTCGCCTGCTGTGATAGGCGCATCATCGTTGATGGTGTAGTTCCTGTGCTCCCTCATGTGTAAAAACCAATTTTTCTCAGGACCTGATCTAGGGCTTTGTTGCTGTTGTCCCAGTTCAGCTTCATGCCCCTCTCAGAGGCTCTCAGGGCCTTCTCTAAGCCCCTGTTACCATAAACCTCTCTCATTCTATCCACCAGACTGTCAGGCTTAGGCACAGCCCATAATCCGCCGTTCTGGTAGTGGTTCTCGGCTGGCCTCAGATCGAAGTCCACCGGATACCCCACTGACTCATCATAGAACTCAGTGATGCCCCCAAATGGGACTGCTATTACTGGCCTGCCAGTCGCCATAGCCTCATGCTGCATAAGGCCCCAGCCCTCTCCCTTGGATGCACTGGCGAAACAATCGAGCCCTGCATACCAGTTGGCTAGGTCCTTCCTAGTCCAGAACTGCCTGATGAGCTGGATTCTGTCATCGTCCACCTTGATCTCAGGATCATCAGGGAAGCACTTAATCTGCAGCCTGACGTCTTTGACCTTCTTTGGGAACGCCTTCTTCCAAGCCGTCAGAACGTCCTCAAAGCCCTTTCTGCAGCCTCCTGCTGCTGTCCTGCCTGCCACGCCAAAAACGAACTCAGAGCCCTGTTTCTGTGGCCTGTAGTGGAAGATGTCAGTATCGATCCCCATAGGGACCTTTGTCATCGTCCTCTTGATCCCCTGAGCATTGAACATGCAGAGGTTGAAGTCACTAGGGACCACAATCACGTCTGCCTGATTCAGGTTCAGGACTGATTCCTTGTGGAGTCTGGTTGACTCCCACATCGTATTATAGACCAGCTTCTTCTTGCCTGCTGGACAGTATGAGGGGCAATGAATAATCATCTCCCAGTCATCAAGCTGCTGCTTGTGAACCACAGACTCCATCACAACTCTGGGTATAGGAGCCTTGCCTGATTCACTCCTGACAGGCCAGCAGTGAATGTCCCTGCCCAACTTTGTCAGGCCCTCAATAACACGAAAAAGGTGGAGTGAATAACTGCTGTATCCATCCACCACGCCTCGCACCACACCTCGTTTCATATCAAGTTCGCAATTTACCTCGCTCGTGTTCTAGGTCACGTAACATAGTCATGACCTCCGCCTTCTCGGCATCAGATAAATGACCAGACAGTCTGCCCTCGAGCTTCCTGATCTGCTTGGCTATCGCATTGTCTGCTGCTGATAGAGTGAATGTAACAGCACGGCTGCTGCTGACAACTTTCTTTATCACCCAGAACAGTATCAGAATCCCAATAGCGTAATACATCAGGCTCAGTCCCCCGGGGATAGAATTCTCCAGAATAGATAGAGTAGACTGATCGCCGTTTCCACGCTCATTATTATCCACAGACCATTCCACACGTGCTTCGCCATCATGAGTCGCTGCAGTGCTGAATACGGCCTGCAGTCTTTCGTTCTGGTCCCTCGACCATTTCTCAGATACCTCCGTGGTGGCATTGCTCTGACGCTGGGTAGTAGGCAGGCCAGCACACCCTGACAATAGCATCAGGGCTGCTGCTGCCATTGCTGCAGCATCTTCAAATATCTTCGCTACCTTGCTTTTGATCATCTTGACCTTTTCTGGCCTTCATGTAGTTGTGCCATATCAAGGCTGCTTTACCAGTCATGTAGGCCAACGTGGCGAATGCTATGAGCATCCGAATGATTGATGTGTCGTCTGTCACTGCGATCCCTAGAAATGCTGCTGCCCCGATTCTCCCTGCTTCTGCCCAGTCTGCACTGCTCATTTCTTGCCCTTCTTCTTTGACTTTCTCATTTTTGCACGTGCCTTGGCTGCAGCAGCCTTCCCAGCTTTCGTGTATGGATAATGTTTTGATCCTACCTTTGGCATAAAGTTACCACTTCACCTTGTTCGCCCAGTAAGCTGCAGACATCTTGCCTTTCGAGATGTTCTTAGCATGACGGGCCTTGAACGATTTTCGTCTAGCCTTTTCAGATGCAGTCTTGGGGCTCTTGCCAGCCCCAGACACTCCCTGTTGCCCAAACCTGATGAGCTTAACATTATCGCCTTCTTTGGCTAATACGGCGTGAGACTTCTTTGGGTGGCTTGGCGTCCTCTTGGGCTTATTGTAGCCAGAGAACTTTTCGCCTGACCTCTCAACCGTCATGCCCAAACTCTCCGAGGCGTGGCTGGTGTTGGCGTGACGATGAACCCATACAGCGGCACAGCGTTCTCTCCCTCTAGGCAGCGTAGATTCACATGCCATCCATCCTCTGCCACTGGGGCTTCAATCTGGTTCCCCTCCTCGTCCCAGCTTCCGCCGGTGTAGATCACACCGAGGGTGTCGATGTTACGGAACAGAGGACGTGATTCAGTCTCCGTCACAACTGGGTTCTCCGGATCGGTATTGTCCCAAGCGGTAGGGATCTCCTCGTAGAGGTAGGCTTTGGCCTGTGCCTCATCGTCGAACTTCAGCATTAAATCGGTGTAGTGCATGATCAGTGATTGAGTGTCTGTTGTTATGAGGTCAGGGCTTGGAGGTTGGTGTCGCTTAGTGCCTCACCGTAGAGGGCGACCCGCTTGATGTGGCCATTGGCTTGATTGCCCCCATTATAGTCATCCGCAATGTGTATCGTGGTTGTCACTGGGGCCACTCCAGCTGTGTCGGTTTCGACAGTTCCACCACCAGCGCACACGGCAAAGTTGTCGGTATCAACACGCATTGCGAATTTTGACGCAGATGAGGAGCCTGAAGCGATTTTACTCACAACCGACGAACTGTCAGTCCTGACAAACAACCGGTAATCGGTGGATGTGTCGGCTGTTAAGCTGTCCCGATAGATAGCCCACCTGTTAGCTGTAGTTCCGTCACTGAGGCTTATGAGGTGAGGAGTGTTGCCAGAGCCAGCGGAACCCTCAACTACTGCGCTGACTGGTCCCTGACTTACCCCAGCCGAAGCCATAGTCAATGAGGCAGAATCAGCTGCTCTCGTCGTAGCCGACCCCGAATTGCTTTTGATGTAGGAACTCGCAAACGATTGATTTTCAACTTGCGCCCCAAATAACAGAAAGCCCGAATAACCGTCCCCAG